AGGTGGCGCCTCCTGGGGAGTCAAGCGGCGTCTGCTGAATATATTTCCTTTTCAACCGGAGCTTAGAAAAAACAAACATTAATAAGGCATGACCCATTTCCAGGCCGTCGCATGGGACGGTCAGGATCAGGATGACCAATTTACGATCAGAATTTTTGGTCGTGCCGAGGACGGCAGATCCGTCTCCCTCGGGACGAAATTTAACCCGTACTGTTTCATCAAGACGGACAAGGACCTCAAGAGCTTCATCAAGAGCACCTTTTGGCGCGGCCTCGTGTCGTGTGAGGTTCACCGCGGCAAGGATCTATGGGGGTTCCAGAACGGAGAGCTTTCGCGCTTTTTGAAGGTGGAATTCAAGACGCACAGGGCCCTCAGGAGTTTCGCGTACTGCGTCGACAACAACAAACATCCCGAACTTGCCGGGTGTAAGATGTACGAGTCGAACATAGACCCCGTCCTGCGTTTCATGCACGTGTCTGGATGTACGTCGACTGGTTGGATCGAGCCCGGACTTTGCGAACCTGACGCCGAGTCGACGTGTGAGGTGAACCTATGGACCCCAAACTGGCGGCTGATTACTCCACTGCCCCGGGATGACTTTGCGCCTCTTCGTATCATGTCGTTCGACATTGAGTGTTACTCGAGTACGGGAGCCTTTCCGGACCCCAAAAACCCACACGATGTCGTGTTTCAGATTGGTATGACAACCAAGGAATTTGGCAAAGAGGGCTTTCTGGACCGCAAGTGCCTCTGCCTCAAGCAGACTGCAGGACCTGATGTGGAATGCTTCGAGACCGAAAAGGAGCTTTTGGTCGCCTTCCAAAAGTACCTGATCAAAATAGATCCGGACATTATCACTGGCTGGAACATCTTCGGGTTCGACTTGGAGTTTCTGATTATCCGCGCGACTATTCACTGCGGTCTGAACCCCGTGTGGGGCCGTATCCGTGGGGAGGTGGCGGAACTGGTGGAAAAGAACCTCAGTTCGAGTGCCCTCGGAAACAACGAGCTCAAGATGGTGCCTATGAAAGGACGGTACGTTTTCGATCTGTTCCAAGATGTCAAGCGTGAGCACAAACTCGAGAGCTATTCTTTGAATAACGTCTCCAAACACTTTTTGAAGGATCAGAAGAATGATATGCCGGTCAAAGAGATTTTTAGTCGGTACAAGGATGGCGATCCGGTCAAACTAGGGGAGGTGGCCGAGTACTGTATCAAGGATACGGAGCTGCCACACGCTCTTATGGCGAAACTGTGTCAGATTCAGAACGTCGTGGAGATGGCCAAGGCGTGCTGGGTCCCTTTGGCGTTTCTGAGCGAGCGCGGGCAGCAGATCAAGGTGTTTAGTCAGATGGCCAAAAAGGCCCGCGAGTTGAATTTCGTCATCCCGACGTTCCGTAGACCGAACGGCCCTACAGATGAGCAGTATCAGGGCGCGACGGTCCTCGAGGCACAGACGGGGGCTTACTACACGCCTATCACGGCTCTGGACTTTGCGAGCCTGTACCCGAGCATCATGTGCGCCGAGAATTTGTGTTATTCGACGCTTGTTATGAATGCCCGGTACGACAACTTGCCGGGCGTCAAGTACGAGCAGTTTGGTCCTCACCGGTTTGCCCAGACCGACGGAAATGGTAAACCCATTTCCTCCCTGCTCCCAGTCATCTTGATGGACCTCAAGGCGTATCGCAAAAAGGCTAAAAAGCTGATGGCCCAGGCAGAAGGGACGCCAATGGAGGCGGTCTACAACGGTCAGCAGTTGGCCTACAAGATCAGTATGAACTCGATCTACGGGTTTACAGGCGCTTCCAAGGGTATGCTTCCGTGCGTCGCCATCGCAAGTACCGTTACTATGCGAGGCCGCCAAATGATCGAGGAGACCAAGAATTACGTCGAGGAGCACTTTCCGGGAGCCAAGGTGCGGTATGGGGACACGGACTCTGTGATGGTGGAGTTTGACGTACAGGGTCGCAAGGGTCAGGAGGCTATCGACTACTCGTGGCAGCAGGGTGAGCTGGCTGCTGAGCAGTGTACGAAACTGTTCAAGGCGCCGAACGACCTGGAGCTTGAGAAGGTTTATTGCCCTTACTTTTTGTATTCAAAAAAGCGCTACGCGGCCAAGATGTACGAAGGCAAGTCGAACAAGGATGGGACGCCCGTTCTGAAAGAGGATGGGACTCGACTCGTGGCGTTCAAAAAGATTGACGTCAAGGGTCTGCAGGTTGTGCGGCGCGACAGCTGTCCTTTCGTTCGCGAGACGCTCAAAAAGCTTCTGGAGATGGTGCTCGAGTCGAGCGACCCCAACCCGGTTATCACGGCTGCGAGGGAGGCGGCTAAAACCCTGATTCAGGGAAAGGTGCCCATCGAAAAGTTGTTGATGAGCAAGCAGCTTGCGGCCGAGTACAAGGTGCCGCAGCCTCACACGGCTGTCCGCGACAAGGTCAGGGCCCGTGCGCCAGGTTCGGAGCCTCAACAGGGCGACCGCGTCGCGTTTGTGATCGTCAAGGGGGATGGTAGGATGTATGAAAAGGCGGAGGACCCAGCATGGGTCCGTGAAAAGAATGTACCGCTTGACTTCCAGTACTATTTCACCAACCAGTTCAAAAAGCCGGTACAGGATCTCCTCGAACCTCTCGTCAGTGCCGACCTTATTTTTGACAAGAAATTCATGGCCAAGACGGAGAGCACGACTGAGGTGGAGGCGCGCAAGGCGTTCCTGTCGATGTTCGCCCGGAAGGTGGCATAAACAATTCCCGCCCAAAATTAGTAAGTAGAATGGAACAACAGATTCTCCAACTCATCGAAGAGGAGGTGTCGCGACGTGTCGGCCTTCAGATATCCGAGACTCTTAAGGTTATTTCAAAGGCTTATGATCTGCCTATAGACCAGTTGATCAAGGATACGGCCGGTATCAAGTGCTCTTTCTGCAAAGGAATTCTGAAGAGCAAGAAGCGGTGTCTCAAGGAGCCCAAGGAAAACGGTTACTGTGGTTTCCATCAGTCGCAGGTGCCGCCGCCACCTCCAAAGCAAGTTGAGAGGGTCAAGGCGCCTTGGGAAAAATAGTTAGAGAGACGCGAGCCATAATTATCAATGAGCAAGTCAGATTTGCTGCTGACGAGCCTCTCTAAATTTTTTGATGTACCAGAGAATCGTGAAAAGCTGCACGATATTCTGGGTCACCGCAAGGGTATATCCCTTCGCAAGCTCGAGTGGTTTGTGACCAACTACGCCAAGAATAACCACGTGACGTACACCACGCCATCTGGCAAGATGTTTACTGTCCACGTGGCCTACAAGTCGAGTCTGGATGGCTACAGCAAGAAGCTCTTCGACCCTTTTTGTCGTACAGAGCGCGTCGAGTTCCAGGGGTTCACGACGACATGTGCCCAGTTGAACTTCCTTCGGTGGTGTGTGCAGAACGGCATCATTGAATACCTTGAGAGGGTCCCTATCAAACATAGGGAAGACGAGCAAAGCCGCCCTGGAACTCCAGAAGAGTGTAGCCATAGTAAAACATATACAAATTGTACCCCTGAGAAATCTGCGTTGCATAGCTCGGGTTGAAAACCAGCGTTAGAGTCGTAGTCTGTGAGTTCAACTTGGAAAAATTGAGGTAACCACCCTGGTTGTACTCCTTGGGTGTGAGCCCGAATGAATAACTATAAATACTTTTTGAAGGAATGGAAAGTCCATGTTCCATAGGTTGTTTGAAGGTGTAGTACAACGACCCCTGGAACGTGCTCAGAATATCAACGTTGTTGAGAGTAATCTTAGCAGTATCAATCACGTCTACGTAGTTGGACACTCCCGAAGGAAAGTTCAACTGAATTCCAGTTTGAATATACTGCGTCGTGTAGCCATAGTTGTAGCGCGAGTCCGAATAAAGACCTGAAGAAACGTCTTCGTAATTCTTGTTCCTAAAGAACCATGCCAGGGTCTGGACGGGGAAGGAGGCGGTGAGCTGGAGCTGGGGGTTGCCGGCCGAAAATGCAAGTGTGGACTCTTTTTTGACGCGGTTCACAATGTATTTTAGGGGCGTGTTGGTGTAGTACAATTTTTCTGCATTTTCAAGTAAAATTTCTTCAGTCACGAGTTTGGGCAACACCAAGTCGGTGGTGTGAGGGGCGGCCACGTTGCACCACCACGTGTTGGGCTGAAAGGTGAAACGCACGTACAGCCGCTGATTCCACATCGCGCAGAGGGGAAAATAAGGGCGGCGGAGGCGTTCATCGTCTTGGTCGTTATGGGTCTTGCGACGGCAGAAGAAAAACTCCAAGGGGATGATGTAATCGGTCGCAACCTGTGAGTTGATATTTGAACCACCGACAGCCTGAAACATTCCGGTTTGCTCATCCGCGTCTAGGAATAACTGATCGCGAATGATATACCAGTCGTCATAGAGGGTCTCGATGACGGTCTCATTCACAAGGAGGTCCACCTGCTTTATAAGGGCGCGGCCAAGCTGTGCAGAGTACTGTGAACCCGTGGGTAATGCAGGCATAGTCACTTTTAGATACATATTCGACAAGAGATGCCCAAGCTCAGTAGGTAAGAGCTCCAACTGAATAGTCTGGTTCTGGTATGAGGGGTTGGGGGGAGGGAATGGAATTATGCGCTGATACATGACGGAATTTGTATGACGTTTGAATTCAGGGTTCCATTGAGACTTGCTGAAGTCTTCCAAGAGGAGATGGTCCTCCTGTGGACCTATTGCGTGGAGCGCCATTACCGACCCCGAGCTGAACCCGCGACCCGTCACATCACTGAAAGGACCTTTTTCAGGATTTACATATTTAAATCCAGTATTGAGATCCCGGAGAGGGACGGTTGTTGTGCCACCTCTCACACTTTGATTAATTTCAATTTGAAATTTCTCAAGCCCCGCTGCCATGCTTTTGTCGAAATTCGTAAAATTGGCAGGAACAAAGGCGCTCAAGAACCCCGGTTCCTTGACGGTCCCTGTAGTATTGACTGGCTCTGTGGTATTTTCTGGTATGCTACCGTCAATTGGGGTTAAAATTGCGAACATATTTTTAACCAAAGTCAAAGTACCAGAAATCCATTTATTTAAACTAATATCGTTATATGACACTACCCTAAATTTAGTTGTGTATCCCTTTAATTTCTCCATAGTCCACCCTGGCCCAAAACCAGCGGGGGGTGCATTGGTAAATTCAAATTGAAGTACATTCTGAGCTACAAAATAGCGTCCCGTCACCTCTTCTTGGCGTTTCATAGACGTGTAGTCAATTTGACCAGGTGGATAAAGAGTGGCACCCGTAACGTATTGGTATGGCGCTACAATCTGTTCTGTGTCTGATTGAATTCTGAAAGACCACACGTAGGACTCTGATGTGGTATCAGATATCTTGACGACTCTGTTCTCCATTTTTAAATTTAAATCCAAACCGCCTTCAACAATGAGCTGTCCAGCCAGACCCGTTATTCCAGTTGCTGTCCAACCTTCCCTGATTGTGTTGCGGGTCGTATTATTAGTAGTGGCATAAAATGTCACGTAGTTGTTTCCTGACAACAAATAGAAGCCGTTAATTTCAATTGGGTTCAAAACGACGTTCACGCCTGGAACGGGGGCGGCGGGTGGCGGTACGAGCGGAGGGACGACGAGTTCGGGAGTTTCTTTCTTGAATAAATTCACAACATCCTTCTGAATTTTGCGTTCAAAATTGAGCACATTTTCAAAGACTTGGGGAGCTCTTTTGAAAAAGTTGAGCACCGGCGCCTGTGCCTTGCGCTCCAAATCAAGCACCTTGTCTAAGGCCTGGCTTGCCATATCTAAATTTCACTCAGGTTATTTTTCCACAACTGAACCACACTTGTAGCCTTGAGCTTGGCGTGCTCCCCCCGCTTGGCTGCACATAGCGCCTCGAGTTTCGCCACCTCTTCCTTTGTGTACTGGTACGTCTTGATATCAAGTAGCTTGGGCCACAGAGCCTCGTCGTACTTCTCCCTCCGCAGCTGGGCATGGATCTGCTCAAGAGGCGTGTTGAACACTTGGATCCGCGGCGCCACCGCGACGTCTCGGATGAATCGCGACTTTTCCGAGAGCCAGCTCACCTCCGTCTCGATCTGCTTGAGCTGCCACGCCTTGCGTTTCTTGTACGTGGCCAAACGGACCTCCAGATAGTCCACTAGGATCTCCTCTGGGCTGTTGTACTTCTTGACCGCCCCATTAGGACCGATCAGGTGCATATTCGAAGTGTGTATCGTCTTGGTCATTCCCAGCTCCTTGGGGGCGTCTTCGAGTTCGAAGGCCGCGCCCCATATGCGAAAGTCTGGAGCCGTCTCCGTCGAGTGATTCTCGAACTTCTGGATGGTGCCCTTTTCCACGAGCGCGTCCAGGTGCTCCTTGAAGTCCTGAATCCATAGACCGGGTGGTAGCTCCGTCACGTGCAGCTGCGTCCCCTCCTTCACCACCACACCTTGCAAGACCCATGTGTGCTCCTTTGTCTTGGTCACCTTCCCCTTGAAGCCCTTGAAGTGCGGCACCATGGGAACCATCGCCACCTGGTCAAGTGCACACTGAATGTTGTGCTTGATGATATCAATATCATACGGTGGCACGTAGCAGCTGAATCCGGTACCGATAC